AGCGGCTTTATTGTACAATTACTATGTCAAGAAACTTGATCTAGAGATGAAGTATCCACTTGTACAAGAAGGCGAAAAGATTAAGTTCCTACATTTGAAGCAGCCGAATCCTGTTGCTGGGGTGCATGGAAAAGACGCGGTCATTGGTTTTATAACCACTCTTCCAAAGGAATTTGGATTGGATAAGTATATCGATAGAGAAGCACAATATGAAAAGTCATTTTTTCATCCACTCAGCACTATCGTTGATGCTATTGGGTGGAATCTGTCGGAAACAACGAATATAGAATCATTATTTTAAGGAGATGATATGAAAGAATACTTAAACAAAATTATCAAAAGGTCTGGAAATACAAATGCGTCCGTAGTATCTGACGGAATGGACGGTTCTGATGTAACATCATACACTGATACTGGAAGTATGATATTTAACGCTGTGATCAGTGGATCTCTATTCGGAGGTGTGCCAAACAATAAGATTGTAGGTCTTGCTGGAGAACAGGCCACTGGAAAAACATTCTTCACTCTTGGAATTATTGCCAAATTTCTGAAAGACAACCCAGGTGGAGTAGTTGTTTACTTTGATTCGGAACAGGCAGTTACCAGTGAAATGTTTATTGCACACGGGATTGATCCAGACCGTGTAGTAAAAATGCCAGTTACGACTGTTCAGGAATTTAGAACCCAAGCATTCAACATTGTAAACGATTATATTAAGGAAAAGGAGACTACACCCATGTTTATGGTTCTTGATTCTCTTGGTATGTTAACCACAAACAAGGCATTGCAGGATATCGAAGAGGGAAAAGATACTCGCGATATGACAAGACCCCAGTTGATCAAGGGTACATTCACTGCGCTGACGAATAAACTTGGTGTCGCAAAGATTCCTATGATTGTCACCAACCACACATATGAAATTATTGGTGCTTATGTTCCAATGAAAGAGATGGGTGGCGGAACGGGCCTGAAATTTGCCGCATCGATTGTTGTTTATCTCTCCAAGAAAAAGGATAAAGATGCGGATGGAGATGTTATTGGTAGTATCATCAATTGCAGTATATACAAATCCCGATTCACCAAGGAAAATAAGAAAGTATCAGTCAGACTAAACTTTGAGTCTGGTCTTGATAGATACTACGGTCTTGTCGATCTTGCCCTTGATCACGGTGTATTTGTTAAGAATGGCACTAGAATCACAGTGGCTGATGGAAGCAATGTTTTTGAAAAGAACATCTACGAGAATCCAGAAAAGTATTTTACCAAGGATGTTTTGGCTAAATTGGAAGCAGCGGCAGCGAAAGAATTCAAACTGAAGTCGAGTATTGATAATGGACATTAAAGACATCATTATACAGAATCTGGCAACAAATGAAGAATATTCGAGAAAAATCCTACCATTCATCAAAGTGGAATACTTCTCTCAGCAAGAGGATAAGATTCTATTTTCTTGTGTTCGTGATTTTATCAATCAATACAATGATCTACCAACCAAAGATGCTATAATAATCGCAATCGATTCTAAAAAGGAATTGTATGAAGCCCAATATCAACCAGTCGTAGAACAGGTTGATATGATCTTTGGTGATAAGGAAAAGCACAATCTTGATTGGTTGATCGAAGAGACTGAGAAGTTCTGCAAGGACAAATCGGTATACAATGCAATCATGGAGGCTATCAATATCATTGATGGTAAAGAAAAGAAACCTCGCACGGCTATTCCTGAGATTCTTTCCAGTGCATTGGCTGTCTCGTTCGATTCTCATATCGGTCATGATTATGTTGAGGACTTTGGTGCGCGATATGATTATTACCACACAACAGAAGAGAAGATTGCCTTTGATATTGATTACTTGAATCATATCACTGGTGGTGGTATGGGAAACAAAACTCTATTTTGTGTTCTCGCATCTACAGGTGTGGGCAAATCTTTACTACTGTGTCATCACGCCGCAGCATGTTTGAAGAACAATAAGAATGTTCTCTACATCACATGTGAAATGGCAGAGGAGGCTATTGCGGCAAGAATTGATGCCAATATCCTTGATATGACAATGGATGACCTGAAGACAACACCTCGCTCAGTCTATGAGAAGAAGATCAAGAATATGTGTGGTGGTATGAAGGGTAAACTGATTGTCAAGGAATATCCTACTGCTACGGCAAATGTCAATCATTTTCGATTCCTTATTGATGAATTGAAACTCAAGAAGAAGTTCAGACCAGATATCATATTCGTTGACTATCTCAATATTTGCGTATCGGCCAGAATCAAGCCAGGAAGTAATTCCAATTCATACACAATTGTTAAGTCTATTGCTGAAGAACTTCGTGGTCTGGCTGTAGAGAATAATGTTCCTATCTTCACCGCCACACAGATGAACCGTGACGGCTACGGCAACACAGATCCAGATATGTCCAATACATCGGAATCCATGGGTCTGGCTCATACCGTCGATGTTATGATGGCCATGATCAGCACCGAAGAGTTGGAAGAAGTAAATCAGATAATGTTCAAACAACTCAAGAATCGCAACAATGATGTCAATAAACCGAAAAGATTCATAGTAGGTATTGACAGATCGAAAATGAAGTTGTACAATATCGATCCCAGTGAGTTGGAGTCTGCTCAAGAAGAAGAGGAAGAAGAGGAGACTCCCAAGAAAAACAATACATCTGGCTGGAAGTTTTAATGTCATTAGCCGTCGATAAGAAATACATCAATTTTGTTTCGGTATATTTTCCAAAGTTTAAATGGAAGAGCGATAAGGTGGCGAATTGTCGTTGCGTCTTCTGCGGAGATTCTGCAAAGAACAAGAACAAAATGCGAGGGTCGTTCTTTCCCCAAAACAATGTATTCTTTTACAAATGCCATAACTGCGGCGTGGCATATAATGTTTCTCAGATATTAGAACTTGTTTCTCCTTCTCTCTGCACCGAATATAAGTTAGAAACCAGATGGTTTAAAGGTGATGAACTGAAACTTGAGCCTGTTCAGAAGAAGGAAACTGTACCTACTCATATTGATATAGAACCGTTATCATCTCTTCCCCCTACACATAAGGCAAGAGTCTATGTAGAAGGTAGAGGTATTCCCTGTTCTCATTGGGGAAATCTAGGATATACCGAAGACTTTTCACAAGTTGCAACACAGTTGAATCCAGACTATAACCGTAGATTCTTTAAAGAGGATAGACTTCTTATATTGATCAGAGACAAGAATGGTATCATAGGAATACAGGGTAGATCATTCTCACAGAAGTCTAAGATGAAGTACATCACTTTGAAGAAAGAAGATATAGAGATGTATTATAATATGAATGCTGTTGATACTTCAAAGCCGTTCTATATCGTAGAAGGGCCATTTGATTCGATGTTTTTGCCTAATGCTGTTGCTACGCTAGGAGCCAGTGGATTCAAGAGTATCGGGTCTAAGTTGGATGACACAAACGGAGTATATATTGTAGATAATCAACCACTGAACAAGGATGTGATTCGCATTCTAAAGTATCTTGTGGATAAAGGCAAGCGAGTTTTGATCTTTCCTTCAAAAATAAAGGAAAAAGATATCAATGAGATGGTATCGAATGGTATCGATGTTATGAGTTTGATTGAGAAAAATACATTCCAGGGATTAGAAGCCTTGGTAAAATTTAACGAATGGAAAAAATATGAGTAATAAAGTAACACATCTAACACCTGAAGATGTAATTTATCTGGAAGGATATATTTCATTTACGGAACATTATGCTAATTATGTCAGAGAGAACAACAAAGATATTCACAACAGAGCGGTGGATTATGCCATGACATATGCAGGAGAGGATGTAAAGGGAATAAAATTCTCATACATCAAAGATGAAAATGGCAACACAACTTTAGACATGAACACTGAAAAAAGGAAAAAAAATGAAGATACAGGTTCTTGATTATGGACATGTTGAATATGTTTCTCATATGGGAGATGATTTAACCGTAGTGAACGCTGCGCGAGTGTCTTTCAATAAGGAAAGTGAATGGGAAAAGCAAGACGGATCTGCTTTCCTTCCCACCAGAGATGAAAAACTAATCAAATATCTGGCCAAGCATAATCACTGGACACCATTTGCACATCCTCAAATTACGATAAGGGTCAAGGCTCCTATATTTGTTCGTGGTCAATTAGGCAAGCATCAGGTTGGGTTTGTGATGAATGAGGTATCTCGTAGATATGTTAAGGATGATCCCGAATTCTATATTCCCAAATGGAGGGCCGCACCAACAGACGGAGCAAAACAAGGTAGTTCTGATTTTATCAATTTGTCTGAATCGGCAGGATTTTCGGTTATATTCCAAGATGTATGTGATTCGGCTCTGGAGGCATACGACTATATGCTTGGCAAGGGAGTGGCCCCAGAGCAAGCCAGATCCGTTCTACCACAGGCCATGTATACGGAGTGGTGGTGGACGGGAAGCCTCGCAGCGTGGGCTAGGGTCTATACACAGCGTTCTGACGCACACTCCCAATGGGAGACGCAGCAGTATGCAAAAGCAATAAATCAAATTATTGCTCCATTGTTTCCAGTATCGTGGAAAGCACTCGTCGGGGAATAAATAAGAAGCGCGAAAAAATATCTAAGAAGAATTCAAAGGAGTTTTATGAATAATTTACCATCGTTGTATCAGGAATTTATAGCAAAGTCAAAATATGCCCGTTGGATAGAGGAAGAAGGGCGACGAGAGTCATGGACAGAGTCCGTGGCTCGTTATTTTGACTTCTTCGAAAAACATTTAGCAAAGAATTGTAATTTTATTCTCTCAAAAGATGAGAGATTAGAACTGGAAAATGCGGTCATTAATTTGGAAGCAATGCCTTCAATGAGAGCATTGATGACTGCGGGAGAAGCACTTGATCTTCATAATGTTTCGGGATATAATTGTGCGTATGTGGCTGTGGATAATGTAAGAGTATTTGATGAAATTCTATACATTTTAATGTGTGGAACTGGAGTTGGATTTAGTGTCGAGAGACAATATGTGGAAAAACTTCCAACAATCGCTGAAGAATTTACTAATTCTGAAACCACTATTGTTGTTAAGGATAGCAAGGTTGGTTGGGCTAAAGCATATAGGGAACTCGTATCCTTACTTATTGGAGGTCAGATCCCAAAGTGGGATGTGTCTAAAGTACGCCCTGCTGGTGCAAGACTCAAAACCTTTGGTGGTAGGGCTTCAGGACCAGGACCGCTTGTCGATCTTTTTCAATTCACCGTTGATACTTTTACAAGAGCGGCGGGAAGAAAACTTACTTCCATCGAATGCCACGATGTTGTTTGTAAAATCGCGGAGATTGTCGTTGTCGGAGGCGTTAGACGCTCTGCACTTATTTCATTGTCGAATCTCACAGATGAACGAATGCGAGACGCAAAGAGCGGTGCTTGGTGGAACATTAATCCACAACGAGCCTTGGCAAACAATTCGGTTGCCTATAAAGAGAAACCAGAAATTGGAATTTTTATGGAAGAATGGCTCTCTCTCTATAAGTCAAAGAGTGGAGAAAGAGGCATATTCAACAGAGCGGCGGCTAAAAAGACCATTGAAAAACTAGGAGATCGTCGCAATCCAAATCACGATTGGGGATGCAATCCCTGTTCTGAAATTTTACTCAGAAGTAAACAGTTCTGTAATCTTTCCGAAGTAGTAGTTCGTCCAGAAGACACCTATAAGAGTCTGGCCAGAAAAATTAGACTTGCGACTATTTTAGGAACATTCCAATCAACTCTGACTAATTTCACATATCTTTCTTCTAAGTGGAAGGAAAATACAGAGGAAGAGCGGTTGCTTGGACTTTCTCTGACTGGTATATACGATAATCCAATGATGAGTAAACCAGATCCTTCGTTGGACTCTAGTCTTAAGAGGTTAAAGGAATATGCAGTAGAGATAAACAAAGAATATGCTGCTAAATTAGGAATCAATCCTGCGGCTGCGATAACTTGTGTGAAGCCATCTGGCACAGTTTCTGCGCTTGTAGATTGTGCATCTGGTATTCACCCCAGACACAATAATTACTACATTCGCACGGTTCGCGCCGATATTAAAGATCCTTTGTGTCGCATGATGATTGATAAGGGATTTCCGCATGAGCCATGTGTCATGCGTCCAGAAAGCACCATGGTCTTCTCATTCCCGATGAAAGCGGAAAAATCAGTCACCAGAAACGATATATCGGCCATAGACCACCTTAAACTTTGGCTGACATATCAGCGTCATTGGTGTGAGCATAAGCCTAGCGTGACTATTACGGTACGAGAAGAGGAATGGATGGCCGTGGGTGCATTTGTGTATGATCATTTTGACGAGATAAGTGGTATTTCATTCTTACCACACTCCGATCATAATTATCGTCAGGCTCCATTTCAAGATTGTACAAAGGAACAATATGAACAACTTTTAGCAATAATGCCCGATAATTTCGATTGGGAAGCACTAAAACTTTATGAAAAGGAAGATACCACATCTGGTACGCAACAATTTGCTTGCACTGCCAACTCATGTGAGTTGGTTGATCTTACCAAACCATAAATACTATAAAGGAGATTAGTAATGGAACTAATTATATCAAGTACATTGGGAACTGTTTTTTATTCGGCTGTTTTGTTTGTTGCTGGCGCATTAGTCGGCAAGGAACTATGGGGCTGGATTTCAAGTAAGTTGCCATGGAATAAGAAAAAGTAAACACTATATGTTTCACGAAAGCACCCCCCAGAAATGAGGGGTGTTTTCATTTATAAATACCACTATGGCCAGAAAAAATATCAATGGAACATTTTATAGACAACTGGGAAATGGGTTTTGGCAAAATGAAATAACTGGTAGTGCTGTAAACTCATTTGCTTTTGACATTATCAAAAGATTTCCGAATGGATATCCTATTTCTCAACCATTATCGTCAAATGAATACAATACTAGTGAGATCTGGGTGTCCTCATGGCTACCAACCGACCCAGACGCAAATGTTTCTGGATTTGGTCTTGTGCGTCAGACGGCTGGTTTAGAAGGTGGGGCTACAGCAAGCAGTCTTGCCGAAAACATGGGTAATGTGAATAGGTTTGAATATATCAAACCAGCAGTGTACTTCATGAAATGTGCTGGTGACGGTGGTTTTGAAGCGGACTATGCGCCAGTTGGAAATCAAGGAGCAACAGGTATGATTAATGCCAGTTGTTTTTCTCCGTATAATACAACTGGTGGAAGAATGGCCGCAATAAAGGATAGGCTTTTGGAATTGCCAAAAGGTAAAAGATCTTTAAATCCACGAAGATATGATCAAGGTGATATGTATGATTCTTCATATAGAGCAGGAGCAACATACTGGGATAATTTCTCAAACGGTGTAACTGGAAACATTTTCGCCAATAGTATTGGTGCTACATTGTCTAATGATTTCAGATTAATATTACAAAACTTGAAGAATATAGGTGGTGATGTTGACTATATCACATTCGATCTGGAAGAAGTAGGACCAAAGGCACAATACAGTGCTGGTGCTGCCGATGCTCTCTTTGATGCAAGGGTAAACGCAATCGTTGCTAACCCTAATTACAATCAACCTTATTTCACTGGTCAGACATTTTCTCAGATCCTATCTGAATTTGCTGGATTTACATTAAACGATATATTAAACGGCAATTCACACCCACAACTAAATTCATCTTATATTTACTGGGACAGAGCGATAACTTCTAATTTTGCCGCATGGACCAATGAGTTCTTGGTAAAACCAGCAAAATTGGTATTTCCAGAAGTTAATGTAGCAAATTATAATGGATATTCAACGGGTGCTACAAATGATAATTTCTTTTATGACACAGGGTTTCATCCTGCTAGATTTAATTCTGTAGTTGGGGAAGGACAATCCCCCGAATTGTATGGGGGTATAAGATTCCCAGACATATACGGAATATTGATATCTGATCCAACAAAAATATACAGAACAGATGTTCCAGGATTCACTACTATTGATGGCGGTGTTCAAAATACTGCATGGAACAATCTTCTGGTTCTTATACAAAATGCAAGATCAATGAAGAGACAATCACCCGAATTGGCACTTCGTCCTTGGATTGCAAGTATAAACTTCAACGAAACCCTTGTGGTTACTCCACCATGGATAGAAAATAGTGTAAGCCGAGGATTGTATTATGAAATGGTTCGTCATTTGTGTTTAACTGGCACAGAAATGTTTAATTATTGGAATACCAACGATTGGACAAATTCTTTAAACGCATATAGTTCTCCAAATTGGTTTACAACCAATCTCACTAGACTCAATAATACTATAGCCGATGTGAATAATCAATTAGGTGGGTGGAGAAATGTTGCACTCAACACAACAAGAATAAATTTCCTTTCTGATTATTTGATCTCTGGTGCGCCTATAAACAATGACTCTTATTTGTGGAGAGTTACACCCAAACCAGGAATATCGCTAATTGATGAGGAGTTAAATACAGTAAATCTTGATTTAGATGGTGGTGCATGGATAACAACAAACACATCATCTATACCAACATTTACTTCTGTTGTAATAAATCCATGGACTCCTCAACAGTTAGGTGATGTTATATTGTGGGTAGATGCAACAGACGCAAGCACTGTAACGACCTCTGGAAGCCCTGCGAGAGTTTCTGAATGGAGAGACATAAGCGGAAATGATAGACACTTATCACAGGCTACACCGAATTATAGACCATATTATGAAAGTAACCTGATTGGTGGAAATACGGCAATTAGATTTGATAATTCATCGTCTACTTCGCTAAGGAATACTTTTGGATTGTATGCACAACCATACACATGGGCGTTTGTGATGAGAACACCAAATACTGGTGATCTATCTCAAAGTGGTATGATTATTGGTAGCGCAAACATAGACGATCCAACATCGTCTGCCTCTGGTGTGGCCATAAACTACTTCCAAAACGGTATAACATGGGGATTTAATCAGTTTGGTGGTAACGGATCTGGTGGGCCTCAAGGAAACTTTACAGAAAATACAAATTACATACTGGTAAATCAATTCTTCGGCATCACCAGTGGTTATAGTGTAAATGGTGTAAACTCTATTGTAAATTCTGGTGTTAAGCCTTTCTCTGGTATTGAAGTTGGCGCATGGAATGGAAACGGTAATGCCTCTGATACAACAGTCGGTGAATTGGTGGTAATTCATACCACCTTGACCACAGAAGACAGGCGTTTACTTGAAGGATACTTTGCTCATAAGTGGGGTCTAACGGCTTCTCTGCCGATAAGTCATCCATACAGATATAGTCAACCTAGTATATAAATATCTAAATGAAGATATGTGGTATTGATTATAGTCTCACAAGTCCAGCAATTTGTGTTCATGAAGGAAATGAGTTCAGTTATTCAAACTGTAAATTTTACTTTCTGACCAGTGTAAAGAAAAACGCCACTGTGTTTGATGGTAGAATACAAGGTGAATTTATGGATGATTATATCCATGAATGTGAAAGATATGATATCATATCAAATTGGGCCATGAATATTATTAAAAGATGCGATAAAATAGCCATAGAAGGTTATGCCTATGGAGCCAGTGGTAAGGTATTCCATATAGCGGAGAACACTGGTCTATTGAAATATAAGATATGGAACAATGGGAAACCTCTAGAAATTGTTACGCCTTCACATGTGAAGAAGTTGGCAACGGGAAAAGGTAATGCCGACAAGCGTGGAATGTATGATGCATTTGTGAAAGAAACTGCTGTTGACTTGCAAAAAATAATAAGTCCCAATAAAAAAGATATCGGCTCACCAGTAGCCGATATCATTGATTCTTATTTTATATGTAAGGTGTTATTTAAACAAATCCTGTAATTTTCTTTGCTTGCAGTGCGGCAGATATTCTGGCCTGTTCTCTTGCCGCAGCAGCAATAGATGCGGCTCTGCGGACCTTCGTTTCTCTTCTTTGTTGTATGGCTGATCCCCGTAGATTCTTGGCCTTGTCTGCCGCAGCCTTTTGCGCTTCAGGTGTTATCCCACCAACCGATAGAGGTGTGCTGGGAAAATCTTGCATAGAAATATTAATTTCACTCTCTCCCTCTTTTGCTGGTTCACCAACAAGTCTTGGAATAGGTGTAAATTGTGGATTTGACTTGTCTTGAGTAAATGTGGCCTTTAATTTACCACCGACATTTTGTAGATTACTCAGATTTACAGCGGTTGATAATGCTTCAATTCTTTCTGGTGCATTTTCTGCTGATTTAAGTGGTGGTCTGATTGTTTTTTCTGTTTTTGGATCTTTTATTGGGAGTCTAGATACTGCTATTTGTGCATCAGACCTTCCAGCAATGTTCTTCAGTCTTGCTTGTTGATGTGCTAGTATTCCAGGTGCTATCTTTTTGGCTCGTTCTACACCAATTAATTTTGTGCTTTTCTTACCTTTTCCAGGAATCTTATCAGGAAATAACTCTGGATGTTGTGCCTGTAATTGAGGAGTAATACCAGAAGTTGCCAATGTTGCTACTAATTCTGCTTCTGTTTTTACTTCAGACAACAATGACTTATAATGTTCTACTAATTTTTTCATCAATCTGCTCCAGATTGTAGTCTTGCCTTTAATTCTGTTTTTCTTTTGATAAACTGTTCTCTAGGTTTATCTTTTGTTTTTTCTTTTTTGATTCCAGATGTAATTGGAGTCACACCAGCCTTTATGGCGCGAGAAAAATTAAAGCGAGTATCAGATGCTGGAGTTCCAGTTAAATCTGTTGAAAGTTTTTGGTTTCTGGCTTTTTGTTTTCTGGCCAGTATTCTTCTTTCTGCTCTCGTAGTTTCAGATAAAATTTGTTTATAATGTTCTACTAGTTCTCTCATGTTATTTTCTCTTCTTTTTATTTATATTTTTCTCTGTGTCCTCAAATCCGTCATTGTTGACATCTTTGGTTCTGATCTTGATATAATACCAACCAGCACCCAAAATAACTAAACAATAAAACAAAAGAGCATACCAGTTGACTTTCCGAATTGTTATTTCTGTGCCAGTAGGAAGGATAATTTCTGTTTTTTCAGGAACATTTATCGGTGTTATATTAAATGTCTGAATAGATGTGTTTTCTGGAAGAATAACCTCTGTATTTTGAGGCAGTACCATTTCCTCATACTTTTCTGGTTCTACTTGTACTGACGCGATAGTATCCTTTGCGAGAGTAACATGGGTTTTTACTGTAGATGGTGTCTGTACTATTACACTACAAGGAATAGACGCTTCAGTTTCTTGTACTAATACAGTTTTTGTAGGATTAGACAAAACATCAGGAGCCTTATATGTAAGACCTGGCAATGTGACACTAGATTTACAGGAAGCCAGAGTAAATAATAACCAAATTGCCGATAATTTAAGAATTGTCTTTAGATTCATCATTTTTCTTCTTTCTGTTCCAAAAAATGTCATTCAGCCTTTTCATCATGGCATCGACTTTTTCAGTCGAATCTTTGACTTGTGAGGGGTGGAATGATGGATCATCAATATCACCAGCATAATTGATCGTGAACTCTTGCCATTTTTCGCCTAAAAATTCTTTGAATGATTTCATGTTTTATTACTCGCAGAAGCAGAACCAAAGTAGAATCCGACTATAGAAATAAGTATCTGTCTATTTTCCTGTGTAAACAAGTATCCGTTGATTGTTTGGAATATTGTTTCCTTTGTCTCTGGGATCAGGCCAAATAACAGTTCAGGATTGATCTGAGTGACTTCGACAACTGTGGGTATACCGAAGAACGGTAGGACGAATGGAGCCGCTATAGTGCCAAACAAGACCATCAGGACAATGATCTGACGGACGGCCTTCCCAGCGTCTATAGGCACTCTCTGAACGGCCTTGGTACGGCTTTCCTCGACAAGTTTATTCATCTCAATGAGACGCTTAAAGTTTTCCTGTTCGGCTTGGCTCTTTTGGGCCATATAACGGAAAAGGAACCCTGCGGCAGATCCGCCGATAAGTGAAAGTAGTTCTGTTGTCATTGTGGTTTCTTTCTTTTTAAGATCTTATTTTTAACACGATCCCGTTTATGCATAAACCCAGAATCCATACCAGCCAAATTTGGATTTGGATCACTGGCCGCACCAGTTACACTAAATCCACCACCCGTACTCATTTCCTCAGTCAAATCAAGTCCTTGAGACTTAAGATAATTGTTTATTTCCAAAAGAACAACTTCTGAATCTCCACCCAACATATCAACTTCTTCTGCATACAAAGATATGGCCGTTGTCAGGTTCTTTGCCTTGGCCTGAATGGATGGGTTGGGAATTTGTTTTACCAGTTTTTTAAGATTTATTATCAGTCTGTAATAAATCGGCACTAATCGACTGTCTTTTAAATAATTACCTTTTTTGTCGATCAGACCAATTTTGAAGAATTTCATGTCTTCGAAGTCTGTGGTCATGTCTTTGATGAACTTAAAGACGGTAAAAGTATTCACCAGTTTATTTAAATCAGCAGTTGTGGGTTTTTTACTCTTCATTTTATCTCTGATAATAGACTTAGAATATTCTTATCACTCTTTATCGAATCTAGATTAACCTCTGGTATATGATCTGGCGTATACCTTAGATGGTCTAAAAATGATTTTAAAGAAGAATGTAATGACTGCGGTATTCTGAAAAACAATATTCTTGAACAGTTTAAAGGTCCATACACATTTCCCAAAATTATTATATGATTGAGTATGAGCCTTTCTTTTATTTTGGTTGTTTTTTTATATTTCAGTAATAGTCTTTTGATATATTTTATTCTGTTTAAATCCTCCTTAAACTCTGAAAACCCTTTACAAGAGGGATTTTCATAGTTCTTCATGGCAAAAAGAATAAAATTGTCTTCGTCTATAGGCTGAAACATAGCAAAAATAAATCTGTATTAGTCTTTTATCGTTTTAACTTTTTTCAATTTACGATGTAATTCTCTCTCTACTTGACTGTGAATATCCCCAGGAAGAGATTCTCGCTTGATCTTTCCTGCGGTGTGGAGTCTTCGAACGATTTGTTTGGCTGCAAATCTTACTCTTTGCGCGACTTCGTCGCTAGTTCTTCCGTTTTTAGTGATGTTTTTCATCAATGGCTCAAGAACTTTAGTCTTGATTTCAGGGTGTCTATTTGCCTTACGAATAAGAGAAGCACCCATATGAGATGATTCTAGAAGAACAGTACCAGTTTCATCATAACTTTCACGAACACTCAAAGATGGTGTTTCTATGTCAATTTTATCAGTGAAACCTGTGCGAGTAATTCCTACATCACTGAAATAGAATTTTCCACTTGGTGACTTAGTAAGATCAAAAGTCAACGAAAGTGGTACATAATCCTTACCGCGATCAAATCCATCCATGAGGTTATGTGTAGGAGTCGTACCGAAGATTTCACCATATCGGTTCAACTGGAAGGTATTGCGTCCGATATTTAATTTGGTTTGATTATTGAAATCAAAGTCAAGACCAGCATGGTTGATCTTGGCTCTCATGGTTTTTAACGCTTGAATAGGATCAAGATAATCTCCACTCAAATGTGCATTTGCAAATGCGTGAATACGGTTTATTTGAGACGAATCGTCCCGATAAACACCAGCATCACTGTGGGCAGAACGAGGGAATCCAGACGAGAACCCATTAAATACATTACCGACATCGGCGTATTCATTTTCTAGAAGTGTTAAGATATTCTTGAAATTTTTCATTTATTGTCCTTTTTTCCTTTTTTCTTGCCTCTGAATGACCCAGCCTTCAATGCTCCACCCTTACCTTTTCTGGTAGATCCAAGAGTCACGAAAGTACATGCTCTGGCTCGTCTTTCTTTTGCGTTATCAGTACCACCGCGTTTCTTCTCTTTGAAGTATTTGTTGAATCCTTTAAGTTTTTTTGCCTTGAAACACTTGTTTCTGGCAGCAACTTCAGCACGGGACATTGGCTGATTTTCCTTATTGATAACATCACCTTCTGAAAGATATGATTCCTTTACGGATTTTTTATCCTTTTTCTTGCTCTTTTTCTTAGCAATGATGGTGGCAACTGCCATTTTCACTGCCTTGCCACGCTTTCCGTAGCGTTCAGACCAACCATCACCTTTTTCTAATTTCTTGGCTACTTTTTCCTTTTCGCCCTTTTCGGTTTTGGTTAGTTTTCTCTCTAGTAAAGTTTTAAGAGTAAGTTTTGGCATATTATTCATTCCTAGTACTATATTTATCTGTAAACTATTTTGTTAATTATGATCTACATCCCCATACTCTTAACGATGCATTTATCTTAGATTTTGGATCTCTTGCAGTTTTTGCGCTAGTGCGTTTTCGTTTCATACCGATCATTCTGGCACAAAACCTCTTTCTTCTAGCCTGAGTTTTCTTTGATAATTTACTAAACCCACCTTTACGCTTTGCTTCATCCTTGGTTTCTATGCCAGCATGAATACCTTGTCTTCTGGCTTCGGCACGGGAAAGACCCCCTTCTGGGTGGTTTATACCTTTTTTGAAGCCTTTATATGGTTTAGTTTCTTTCTTTTCTTCGGAGATGAATTTAATAAATGATTTCATTTCTGCCATTTCTTTGATAAGTTGTCTTTTTGATATCATGTCTTTAAAATTATTTATTATGCTATAATTTGATTCTTTTATTTCAGATTTTCTTTGTATTGCTCTCTCGCGAACATACGAATTTATATCATTCAATGCTTTATCAATATGTGATGCTGTGGCCTTTGGATGTCTTATTGCTGCGTGTCGAACATCAGCATCTGTATCATTCAATGCTTTATCAATATGTGATGCTGTGGCATTTGGATGACTCATTGCTGCGTGTCGAACAGTCACTGATTTATCATTCAATGCTTTATCAATATGTGATACTGTGACATTTGGATGTCTTATTGCTGTGGATCGAATATCCTCAGATTTATCATTCAATGCTTTATCAATATGTGATACTGTGACATTTGGATGTCTTATTGCTGTCTCGCGAACATACGGATGTGTATCATTCAATGCTTTATCAATATGTGATACTGTGACATTTGGATGTCTTATTGCTGTGGATCGAATATCCTCAGATTTATCATTCAATGCTTTATCAATATGTGATACTGTGACATTTGGATGTCTTATTGCTGCGGATCGAACAGTCACTGATTTATCATTCAATGCTTTATCAATATGTGATACTGTGGCATTTGGATGTTTTATTGCTGTGTATCGAACAGCATCACTTTTATCATCCAATGCTTTATCAATATGTGATGCTGTGGCCTTTGGATGAAACATTGCTGTGTATCGAACAGCCTCATCTTCATCATTCAATGCTTTATCAATATGTGATACTGTGGCATTTGGATGACTTATTGCTGTGAATCGAACAACCTTTTTTTTATGATCTAACATTCTGTCCAATATTTCGGGATGCGTATCTATTTTACTATCTGCAAAATGTGCTGCTCCATGGTCACCACCAAACTCATCATACATTTTATGCTGTTTTTCTTTAGATAATGTGTTATTTCCTGAAAAGAAATCATATTTTTCTTTTTTTGTTCCTGTTAACAAAGAACTAGTTTGTTTTTTTACTATTTTAGATTCGTCATCATGAATCACGCTATTGTCAGGTCTTACTATTCCCCGATCACCGAATCCATGGCTTAGAACTGGTGACCCTTTATCATTCGTATAAAAAAATATTCCATGACCGTGGCTATAGTGTTTTAAATGAGTTGGTCCGTGTTCTTTTGGAAGAACACACCAAGAACTACCACTACATGTTTTTCTCAGAGAAGAAGAAATATTTTCATATTCTTTATCATCATTTATATCGCTTTTTGATACATGATATACACCTAATTTTCCGTGTTCTGGATGATCTATATCTCCAATTTTATATTTTTCCATTCCTTTCAGTGCAGATGCTTTATTTTTTTGCATATCTAATTGAGGAAAATTTCTAAATGCTTGTGATATTGTATCATGTGTATGAGAACTAAGATTTCCAGAAATTAATCCCTCGGTCTTTGCTTTTCTCCATTTACCAAGAGTTGATTTTATAGTTGAGTCATCTTCTCCTGGTTTGTATGTTTTATCCAATAATTGGCGTGTCAAATATGTGGCTTCATCGTGTCCTTGTGCAAATTGGTGAGCATGTTGTACTAGAGAAGTTGCTTCTTCGGGGTTTGATTTTACAAGTGGATGCTCTTTGTGGATATTTAAATATCTATTAGCGAATTCATTGGACTTTGCCTCTAGTACAAGTTGGATAAATGATTTCATTTGCTACCCTTTATTTGCTGAGTCAATTTAGTCTGTATAATGTCTCTTCCCCGTACCAGATCATTCTTTATATTTGCTTCATTGTTTAGTACATAATCTTCTTTTTCATCGGCACACCATTGAATCATCATATATCCACTCTTCATATTTGTGAAAAATAACGGAAGTACCATATATGAATAAACATTTGCGGCTTCTAATGTGTTCTTGAAAAAACTTGTCTTTTCATCTGCAACAACACAGTATTCTGGTGTATTATTGTTGAGTTTTTCCATCAGAGGAGCAAAATGACTTATTAGTATCCCAGTTTTAGATGTTGCCTCAGATGAAATACCATTCGACACTGATTCGTGAGTCAGAGACAATTTCTGCATCGATACTCCATCGATAAAATACTCTCCATTGTGGAACTGAACTATTTGCGCTCTGTCCGCGTGTGCCAATACTCTCGTTTCTGTTAGAAAATCATGTATTTGACTGTGAATACTCCAATCAATATTAGATTTCTTTTTGGGTAACAGGTTTTTTATCCAGGCAATGAAAAATCCTCCAACAACTAAAAATATTGCTATGCCTATTTCAATGAAAAACGATGGGGTGATATCTGGTACTAAATCCGACATTTATATCCTTACTTCTTTGATCTATTGTGTGATCTAGATGTCACTTTTAAGTTTGATACACTGTTGTTCTTAGGATTTCCATCCTTATGGTCAACATCCTTACCATCCCCCTTACTAACTCGTCCTAATCTTTCCATTTTTCGTCTTGCCGTCACTCTTTTCGATCTATTCTTTATTTGTGATCTTTTTCCTTGATACTTTCGATACTCTTTTTTATAGTCTCTTTCCCCATTCTTTTTTGTCCAGTATTCTGAAATGAATCTCTTGGCGAATGTGTAGGATTCAGACATATCATCAATCTCTGGCAATGTATCCGAATTAAATACTGGATGACCCATTACCTTGATAAATTTTTGTTTTCCGTCTACTGTTATACTAGTTATCTTTATTCCGTCCCGTTTTTCAACGACATCAAACAACTTAACAGGATTGGTTCGTACCCCGATTGGAGTCGTTTTGAATAGATTAAAGAACAATCCTATTCTGGCATCCTGGGTCTTTGCCGAATTTACGGCTGCTTGGATCTCTTTGATGTAGTTCTTATAGTATAGAGCAAGGAATTCTTCGGCAGGGTTTTGTGGCTTTCTTTCGTCTGCTTTGTCTTGTTCGAAAAGAACTTTCAATACTGAATTCTTGAACATTCCTTCTTTTTGTTGAGTTAATATTCCTTCAGTCGTTCTTCCACACATACGCATAGAATCAATGTCTTGTGGTAATTCCATATCACCCTGTAGGTAATAATTTACTGTATTGTTCCATGCCGCTTCTTCATACATTGTGCCGCAATGGTCACATTTAAAGTTGATGTCAAGAGTCAACATTTCAGTGTCAATCATCTCGTCTATAAGACTTTCATTCAACTGAGATATTTTTAGTTCTTGTGAATCATCATCAATTACAAGAAGATAGTTGGCCGATGCCATTGGTTCTTCAAACTTAAGTTTACCAGTTAATGATTCATGGTAGAATAACTTCATTGCCACCCGATTATTTGAGAAAATATCATGAAGTCTCTTATATACCTCTATCTTTATTGCTTCTATCTTATGGGCATATAACTCAATCTCTTCTTCTGTGTTTGCAGCCGCACGATTGAGCATTATATTGTTTTGATATGGAACAGCCGCATCTCCGATAACTCTGTCGAGATATTTCTTGAAATCATTGATCGAACGGTGCATATTCGACAATTCTTTCTTATCTGCTTCGGATAATGTCTCTTCGTCTCCTAATAGACTACCGTAACCACCATGAAGATGACCCTGAATCTCCGCATTCACTGTTTCAAATAAGGCACGAAGATCACCATTCATCTTTCCATCAATTAAGTGAGATCTGCCAAATTTGATGTTTAACTTAACAATTTGTTCAGGTGGTTCAATACCGAACGAATCACACACATTCTTTCCCTTGGTACAGGAATGAACAAGTGCTATATCTGCTTTGGGGAAATTATTGACCGACCCATACTTGAGCCAAAGTTCCGATACTTTGGCCTCTTCGCGTTCAATCACCTGTAATTCATATTCGTTCAAATTTCTTCCCGTGACAGAAATGAATTCCTTGGCCAACTTTTGTGCCAATTCATTACCAAAGGTCTGCATGTTTTCAGAGAACATGTATTCATTGGCCTGTTCTGGTGTAAGAATACCAGCCTTGACCTGTGCCTTGATATCCATTCCCTTCATCATATTGATTGTTGCTGCCAAAATCCATTTGGCATTGCTTGAATCAATCTGAGTATTATCAAGAACTGGCTGACCACCTGGAAGGCTCAGTTGTTGCTGTTGCTGGGCTATTGGTTGATTTGGTTGACCTTGACCCCCACCAGCGGCTTGCTGTTGTGGCTGTTGCTCCCCTGTTTGCTGAGTGCCTAGAATTCTATCGGAAGTCAATGTTCTCTTAAATGATGGATCTTGTGAGACACGCAAAGCGACCGAATAACTCATGTCTTGTGGTTTTACGATAGGGACATGTTTATCTGTTTCATATGAATCTTTATCAACAATAATCAAATTTCCAGTTGGATCACGCACAACCATGGCCATCTTTGATGGGTCCATTTCGCGGATTTCTTTTTCTTTTTCTCGTTGTTTTTGCTTTCGTAGACGAGCCGAAACACGATCATTCTTTGGATTAATATCCTGTTCGATTATGTAATTTTCACGAACTCCCCGAGGACGATTGATTTTTTTAATTCTGTCTGATTCTCTTTTTGTTACCCTTGGCATTATCTGTGAAACCAGTTTTCCGATAAATCCCTTTCTGCGATTGATTGCAGCGTCGATTCTGGCTCTCTGGGCATATGATGCCTTGCGAATATCTCCACTATAAAGTCTTCGTCTCAAAGCACTACGAACCTCTCTATAGGCTCTTTTCTTCAAATCCTTGCCACTTTTACGCCTTCGGGATCTGGCCTTTCGTAGAAATGCTCTTCTCTTAGCGGTTCTTTTCGCTGCTCTCGCAAGTTTAATTCTTGTCTGTACGGATACTTCTTCATCCAATTGATTACTGGCGATAAAGTCATCAAATTCTTTTATGTCGAACCATTCAGGTAAATAAGTAAATTCGTGCATGAATATATTTATGTTTGGTTATATCTAATAAAAAATGGCCATTTCTGGCCATTTTATCAATCTGGGTCATCCCCAGGTCTTACCCAAGGTATTTCACCCTTGAACTTAAATCCCTTATGGTGCGCTCTGTTTCCTGCCATCAGATCATACATTGCAGGACGAGTTAAATTGTGGGTGTTGCAGAATTCATACATGTTATCAACCATGTAAGTCACCCCATTCTTGTCTTCGAAGATGAACTTGCGACGAATCTGTACTGGCTTCTTGGGTACTTCTTTATCTTCCCAAATGAAGGTGGTTCTACCCTGTTTCACGAACTTCCCTCCATGCACCTCCGTGAACTTTTCCCTATAATAAGCAGAACGAGAATTATCATTGCAATAAACCCAGGTTGGAGTATACTTCTTATTCACATCTTCTTTTTTCATGGGGATCATTTATTCACATCCTTCTTGAACTTTTTGATACAATCTACCAATTTTCTAACATATTTCATTGGTTTTTCTTCAAAAACCTGTAAATCACCAGTTTCAGTCGCAATCATTATAACAATCTTATTTATTATCGTACCTGTTCTCTCTTGCCACAGCAAGGCATATGCTGTTGCCTGTAGAAAGTAATTGTCGATGTCATCTTTGTATTTGTTCTTCGTAGATCCTTTAAAATCTATGATCGCCAGTTCCCCATTGTACTTGGCAATACAATCGACTCGACCAGCCAGACCAGTTATTTTACCCCATAACATGGTTTCAAGTGCGTATACTTCTTCTATTTTATTGATTTCTGGCATTAACAATTCGAAGAGTTTTCGTTCATTTTCCTCGACATCTTCAAGATTTATTTCGTTGTTGAGTAAATAATGTTCACATAAGGTGTGTAGGTCAGTTCCGCGCTTACACACTCTTTTAGATTCTTCTGGATTTTTATTTCTCCAAGAAGCAAAGAAGTTTCTCTTCTCCCAGCCCGTGACTGTAGTAACAGAGTAAAAATCTCCATCTTCAGTGGAGTAGACCCGAAATCCATTCGTTTCTTTTGATTTTATGTTTTCGGCTGTTGGAACTACTATATTATGCTTAAAATTACCACATATTTTCATTATTGTCTTTCTATCTCTGCCTTCATTTTAGATATCATCTTTTCATGACGGGGAGAATTCAGTAGTTGATGAATCTTTTCTCGTATACCCTCTGCTATCACACATCCATTATATTTATCTCCATCAAATGGGCTATAAGAGTTGTTAATCTGACCTCTTCTACCCATATTCATTAAGTTCGTCGCTGGGTTCATGAAACCCAGAGCAGCGGCATCTGATGCCGATGAGGCGAGTGGATTTCTCCTTCCACCGTGAACAGACGAAACTCCTTCTGGTGGTCGGCTCATAGTTCTCTTTCGAAGAGGAGATGTACTTTGTCTCTTTGGTAGTTCTGCCAAAGGATTTATTGGAATTTCAGTTGAATCAGGCACAGAATCTTCTGTCTCCTGCTCTATTGGCTTTTGTGCTTTATCATGCTTTTTTTCTTTATTCAAATGAATTGTAAGAAAGTCTTGAACTGTTTTGTACATTATCTTCCTCCCTGTAAGGCTCTATAGAACGCGCTTTGTGGTGCGGCAAAGTTTCCTGTATCTTTTCT